AGAAGAACGCCTTAATATGCTTCATAGTTTATACAACTTGTATTTAGATAAAATTGGTTTTTCTAATACAGCAGATGGTATAGCACGTAAGCGTGCTATATTAGATGGAATATTTGGTGGTCAAGGATTTGGACCAATACCAGAATTTAAAATTCCAAAGCAAATGGATTCTCCATTATTGGCTAATCGTTTTGGTGGACCTAGTCAAATATTGCACACAACACCTGGTATATCTATGCTTAATTTTGACCAACTATTAACAGAAGTTTATAATTTAAATGAAGGAAATGTTAATCAACTTCTTCGTTATAAAGGAACTGGTGGATTAACAAACAATGCTATTTCTAGGGCTGCTAATAAAGCCTGGGCATTTTTCTTATTAGTTCCTGACCTTGGTTGGAAATCTGCTGCTGATAACGCACTTGTTTATACAATGACAGCATCTCCTAAAAATGTAGTTTCTTATTTTAGTCGCAGAGGTAAAAATGCAGAAAATGCTATTGCTGCTTGGAGTGGTTCAGAAAAAACTCAAGGTTTAATTAAATCTAGAATACTAGATGTTTTTGATAGAAATCCTGCTAAATATGTTTCTCCAGAAAAACGTAAAACAATGCAGGCTATGCAAAAAGTAGATACAAGTTATACTACTCCTAGTGGTAAAGTAATTAAAAGTTCTGAATTAGTTTCTGCTGATGAACTATTTGGTGCACCATTTGAAGAGCGTCTTGCTAATACTATTACTGCAAAGTATGGATATTTAGATGCAGAAAAAAATGGTGACTTGGCTGAATTATTAATGTACAATAATCAGTCAATTGAGTCTATGGTTCAATCAACAGTTGCTGCTAATTTTGCTAATACAATAGTTGATGGAACTCTTGCTGCTGAAATTTATGGCAAGTCTACTTTATCAGAAGCCTTAGAGGCTGCTGGACGTAAAGCAACTGGTAAATATAAAACTGATATTAATAATAATTTAATAAATTCAGATAGAAACCTTGTACATTTTTCTTCTTTTTATAAATACTTTGGAAAGAATATCTGGAAAAATGTAGACTTTGGTTCATTGTTTGTGCGTAATGGAGCACTTAGAACTGCAAATGATGTAAATTCTTATGTAGATGATGCAATGAAACGCATTGGTTATACTAAATCTGATGCTGGTAAATGGACTGTACCAGAAAATAACACTGTAAGGGTAAAAGAATTTAACAGTGAGTTTGGAAAAACTTCTAGTTTAAGAGCAACTGGTTTAACAGATGCAGAAATTACTGAATCTATTATTCGTTACTCTGCTGCTGAAATGTATACCGTATTTCACGGTAGTGCAGATGTATTTAATGAGCGCCTTTACTCAGCAATTACAAATAAAATACAAAGCGGTTTAGAAAAAGTAGCAAAGTCTCGTCAATTCCGTGGTAAAGATGCTATGCGTCGTACCGCTATTGGTGAAGAACTTGTAACTTTATCTCCAAAAGAAATAGCACGCCGACAAAAATATGAAACAGAACGCGGATTAGCCTCTAGTTATGTTCGTGGTATGTCTTCTCAAGAATTTGATGAATTAGTTAAAGGTTTTGAACTTCAAGGTACAATAAAAACTGATATTGATTTCAAAGCAATGGTTGACCCTATAAGTCAATTTGAAGGTACTGGTAGTCTTGGTTGGGAATGGATGGATAGGCAAATTAATGACCTATTTAATACTCCTGCTTTTACTATAGAATATTTTGAAGCACGTAAATTGCTAAGAAAAGAACAACAAACATATAAATCTTCTCTTATCAAACAAGGTATGTCTCCTGAAAATGCTGCAATTCAATCAAGTATTTATTTTACTAATTTTGCTAGTAAGAATGCAATTGATAAAGTATTAAAATATATTGATAATCCAGAAATTAAAACACAATTAGCCTTTAATCTTCGTGTTGGTGGACGTTTTTACCGAGCAGTAGAAGACTATACAAGACGTTTAGTTAGATTTAGTGCTCGTCATCCAGAAAGAGTTTTATATCGCCTAGGTCATTTTAGTCAGGCTATGGATGGTAGTGGTATGACATACACAGATGACAATGGTACTGAATATGTAATGATACCTAATGATGGTGTTTTCTGGAGAACAGTAGCCCCAGCCTTTGCTGCTGTAATGAATCCACTTGGAACAACGCAAGCAGTACTTGGACAAAATTGGGATTTCTTTAAACAACCAGCCTGGAATCAATACACATTAAAGATATCTATGTTGAATCCAGGATATGCAGAAGGTTCAGGTTTACCTACACTTACTGGTCCAACAATTGCAATTCCAGTATTAGGTGCTAGACAATTACTAACAGTTACTGGTACACAATTTAAATCTCCTAAATTATTAGAAATAGCGGATGGTTTAGATAACTGGTTGCTTGGACCTCAAAGTGATAACACAACCTGGCTTCGTGGTTTAATACCAACTAATTTATTAAATGCTTACGGTACATTACCTATAGCCGATAAGACTGGTGCAATGGCTACTGCTATTTATCAGGCTGGTGCTTATCTGCAAGTTAATGATAAAACCAGAATGAAACCAGAAGATTATGATAATGAAAAGAAGTTAGGTCAATATTATGACCGACTAAGAAATCAGGCTTTTAATGTTATTGCTACTAAACTAGGATTTAATATTCTTTCTCCTGTGCCACTAGGTACAACAGAACCAGGAATTTTACCTGAGTTACGTGAAGTTGGAATAGTAAGTTTCCGCCAAGAGTTTAGCGATATTCTTCGTGGCGTACTTAGTGTTAATGCTGAATATGGATATAACTTGCAAGACCCAATTGGTACTGCAGTATCTATCTTTGCTTCTGAGAATCCAGATAAATTAGTTTTTACAGTTAGTAAGAATAGCCAAGAGGCTAGAAAAGTAATTAACTACACTCAAGAAACTAAAAAATGGGCTATGAATAACGTTAAGTTATTAAAAGAATATCCATCAGTAGGTTGGGTATTTGCCCCACATATTGGTGAGTATGACCCATCTGTAATAAACTTTTTACAGGCTACTGATTTAATATCTGAAAAAACAAATGTTTTTGATGATGACAATGCAGTACTAAGAAGATACTTGACAGAGTTGGCTGCAGTTAAAGACCGTCAATTATATTATGATGTAGACCGAGAAGTTCAACGTTTACTTAATGACCCAGAAAATCCTGAACGAAATAACTTTATGTATCGTAAAGACCTTATGGAAAAAGGTAAAAATACTAAAGCAATGATTATGGCTGGTAATGCAGCCCTTACTGAGGTATTAAAAAACTCTGATTGGGAAAATAGACAGTCTTTGTTAGGACGATTTAAAAATCTTAACAATATGGCTAATGACCCAGAGGTTGTAACTTTGATGGAAAAAGAAAAAAATGACCTTGTTGTATCTAATCTACAGAAGATGACAGCATTGACTAATCGTATGTTAGTTGTTCTTGAAGATACAAAAATTCGTGGACAATTTGGTTCAGAAGAAACTTTGGAAAAAGTTTACCGAGATGGGATTAATAATTTGGAAAATATAATGGGTGCAAATTTAACTCTTGGTCACGCATATACCCACATTATTAGACCTTTATTAGATGATGTTTACACTACCCCAACAGTAGCGATAGCGAGACAATAGTGAAGAATAATCTCCAGTATTATATTGATGAAATACGACGCCAGAACCCAGGGCTATCAGATAAAGATGTAAATACTTATGCTAATAAGTTTTATAAGATGGACCCTAATTCTGATTATACTGGAAAGCGTACTAAGGCAGACCCTGCATTTAAATTATTTAATGCTAATGCAAAGGCTGGAACTACTGCTGCTGCTAACGTAACTCCTGCACCTACTCCTACAAAAGAAACTAAGGTTAACGAGTCTTTAAATCAACCACAATTTTCACCTATTGGTTCTGGTATACAATCAAATTTTAAACAATTCGTTGACGGTACACTTAATCGTAATGCTGGTGGTCCTGGCTCTATTAGTACAGAACCATTTATTACTGGTCGTTCAACTCCTGAACAACCAAATCCTAAACCTATAGCAATTCTTCCCACTAATGATGGTTTAGGATTTATAGTTTCTGATTTAGATAGTGCTGTTAATGATTATATTAGCAAAATTCCTCGTGGTGAAGAAGAATATTACAAAAAACAATTACAAAAATATTATTCAAGTCCTTCAGAATTTAAAAAATCTATAGCAGGTGGTCCTGTTACGGACAAAGATATTGCTTTTTCTAGAGCGGTTAAATCAGCACTTCAAGAAATTACTGTAAATAACTTTGATGCAGGTGTTCAGGTTGGTACAGGTTTAGAAAATAAAACCATACTACAAGGTAATTCTGCTGGCTTTTATAGTTTTGATAATTGGATTGCAAGTCGTATAAATACACAACCAATTAGTGAAAGTGCAAGAAGTAGTGGTTTAACTACTAAGGCTGATGCGTTAGCAGAGTTTAGACGTACTGTTCAACAATATGTTGGTGATTTTGATTTAGTAAATAACTATGATGCCTTGGCTGAAGCATATTGGCAAAAACTTCATAAAGAAGAACTGGCAAGAGTAAGTCAAAGCACAAGCGTTACTAACCCTATTACTGGTAGTAGAACTAGTAGAAGTACATCTTATAATCAATTATCTGAACAAGATAGATTAGAGATGCGTATTAATTTTATTACCAAAGGTGCTATGGACAAAAAGGGTAAAGTAATAAGCACTGGTATTAGAGAAGCAGAACCACTAGAACTGCAAGATGCTGGTGGTACTATTGGTGATAACTATACCAAACTAAAAAGTTATGCTTATGATTACGGTGTAAAATTATCAGATGCTCAAATAAAAGAAAAAGCAGCCGAGTCTTTATTGCCAGGTGGTTCTATAGATGAACAAAAAAGAAGTATTCAAATGGCATCTCGGGCTTTATATAAAGGTTTAGATTCATACATTCAGGCTGGTTTAAAAGTATCTGATGTTGCTGACCAATACAGAAAACTTAAGGCTAGCGAATTAGAATTAGCAGATGGCGCTGTAGATATATTTGATACAGATGTTCAGTCTGCTTTGACTGCAGATAAGTTGATGGACCCAATGACTTACACTGGTTTGCTTCGTCAAAATCCAGATTGGAAATACACAAGAAAAGCCAATGAATCTGCAGCGGGTCTTGTAGATACAATTCTTAAAACTTGGGGGGTTGTAGGTTAAATGGGTTATTTAGATAATCAAAACTGGGAAAGAAATTATAATGCAAAAAATCAATATGGTGCCCCAACTGAAACAGTAGTTATTGATGGAAAGTCATATACTGGAGTAAATCCAGGTAAAGGTAGACCACCTGCTGCTACAGAAATAGGAATGGTTTCACCTTCATCTGGTTTAACAATTACTGGTACTGAGCGTAACGCTGCTAAAGAAGCAGAAGCCAGAGCAATAGGTTATACTCCAGAATACATAGCATCTCGTGGCGGTATTAATGCACAGGGTTATTTTAATGATACACCTTTGTCTGGGCAGTTAAGTGCTGCTGAGCAAAAACAAGTAAGAAAACCAGATGGTAGTACTGATACTACGGCTATGGCTCGTATTCTTCAAGAAAAACAAATAAAAGAATTAGTTGCTCAAGGAGTTTCAGAGGCTGATGCTTATAAAAGAGTAACTAGCCAATATGGTCAATATGCTATTTCTCCTACAGCATCAGCAGGTGGTTATGATGCTAATGGTAAACCAGTTGCAGGCGGACAGTATGATGCTTCTGGTAAATTTGTAGGTACTACTACTGGTGGTACTACCGTTGGTGGTGCTGATAATGTATCTCAAGAAAAGCGGGACGCTTTTGCTCTTGTAGAACAGACTATGCGTAGTTACGGATTTAATCAAACAGAGTTAACTGAAATATTAAATTATGTTAAGACTGGTTTATTAGACCCTAGAATGGGTGCTAATCAATTAGTAATTGAACTACGTAATTTACCATCATATAAAACTAGATTTGCTGGTAATGAAACTCGTAGGGCTGCTGGACTAAATGCTTTATCTGAAGCAGAATATTTAGCCCAAGAAAAAGATTACTCAGAAACTTTAAGACAATTTGGTCAACAAAGATTAGCAACACGAGCACAGTTTTCTACTTTAATTGGTAATGATATATCTAATATTGAATTAGGTAAGCGTGTTGGTATAGCCGTTAATCGTTTGGCTAATACTAATCCAGCAATAAAAGCACAATTAAAGGCTTTTTATCCTACAATTAATGATTCAGATATTGTGGCTTTTTTCCTATCACCAAAAGAAGCCTTACCAGAACTAGAGGCTAAGGTAACTACTGCTGAAATTGGTGCTACTGCTGCATAGCCCAAATATTACCTAGAACAGAAATGTTAAGTGATATATATAAGCAGACTGGTATTGACTATAACCAGACTACTGCTGAACAAGAAGAATTTAAAGGGCTTGCGTCTGCAAGACGTGCCCGTAATCAACTAGCCCAATTAGAAGCAGCAGCATTTAGTGGTGCTTCTGGACTAGGCAGAACTTCGCTTACAAGCAATATAGGCGGAGCAATATAAGAATCCCGATGTGGACTGACCAGCCCCACACGGTGTATAAGACTGGTAGCAAGAGCCAGCCTATCTACCCCTGGATAGAACTGTGGCTTGCGACTAACAACGAATAGAAAGGGTGGTTACTATGAGTAACAACTACTGGGATGAAGAAGAAGACGAACAAGATACACCAGAGCAGCAATTAACTGGCGATGATTTAGTTAAGAAACTAAGAAAAGCCAAACGTGCTGATGAAAAGCGTATCAAAGAACTATCCGAACAACTTGAAGGATTCCTCAAGGAACGTAAGGAAAGAACCGTCACAGAAGTCCTAGCAAAAAAGGGAGTAAACGCTAAGGCTGCTCGCCTAATACTTAAAGATGTAGAGGATACCACAGAAGAATCTATTGATTCTTGGCTTCGTGATAACGGAGATTTAATTGGTTACAACCCACAGGCTGAAGTAGAGGAAAAGCAGAAAGACCTTGCTGCATTACGCCAGCAAGACATTATTACCCAAGGCGGAATTGCTCCAGACAAAGCCGTAGATTTAGAGCGACAATTAGAAAATGTTGACTCTATAGATGATTTAATGAATCTTCTACGTAATTCCTAATCCGTTCATAGTCACTTGGAGGTGACGCAAACAATGGCAAACGCCTATACAGATACAGGTGCTTCCTCTCTTGGAGGTACCACTGGTGGCGCAGGTCTCGTACAGAAGGCATATGACCGCCTTCTAGAGTTTGCTCTCCGTTCAGAACCACTACTTCGTTCTGTCGCAGACAAACGTCCTGCCCGTCAGGCTTTTCCAGGCTCAACAGTTGTTTTACAACGCTATGTTGACCTAGACCAAAAGACCTCTACTTTATCTGAGACAACAGACCCAGATGCAGTAGCGCTCTCAACACCGACTTCAGTAACCATTACTCTTAACGAGTATGGTAATGCAGTCCTAGTAACCCGTGCACTTGAGTTGTTCTCACTTGCAGATGTAGACCCAGCAATTGCAAATATTATTGCATATAACCTTGCTGATTCTATTGATGCAGTTGTGTCTTCAACTTTAACTGGCGGAACAAATGTAATTTACGGTGGAAGCCGTACATCTACAGCAACTATCACTGCCTCTGACACAATTGACTCAGCAGACATCCGCAAGGCTGTTGCTAAGTTACGTGCCAATAAGGCAAAGGCTCGTCGTGGTTCATACTACTGGTGTGGTATTCACCCAGAAGTTTCACACGACCTTCGTGCAGAATCTGGTAACTTGGGCTGGAACTTTGTTCACGCACAATCAGCACCTGCCGTTGATAATATCTGGGCTGGTGAAATTGGAGATTACGAAGGCGCATTCTTCGTAGAGTCTTCACGTATCCCATCTGCTAAAAATGGTGCAGACCAATCTGCTCTTGCAACAACCGCTGTAACTGTTCCAGGTACTTCAGCAGGCTTCACCTTTGGTGTTGCTTCTTCTTCAGTAATTGCTTCTCGTGCAGAAGTTGGAGATAAGATTGCTGGAACAGGTATTGCTTCAGGTGCATTGATTTCTGCAATTAGCACAACTGGTTCAACCACAACAATTACTGTAAACACAGCAAATACTGCTGCCGTTACTGCTACAACAACTGTAACTGTAACTCCAGTAACTCGTGTATTTGATACTCTGCTATGCGGACAGCAAGCAATTGCTGAGGCTGTAGCAGAAGAACCACACATCGTTATCGGTAACGTAACCGACAAGTTGATGCGCTTCCGCCCAATGGGTTGGTACGGCGTACTTGGCTTTGCTCGCTATCGTGAGGAAGCGTTGTATCGTATTGAAACAGGTTCTTCAATCGCTGCTCTTTAGTTGATTGACTGTAAGATACTGTTTAAACGGCGAATACGTTGCAGTATCTTGCGGTGAGTTCATTAGGAGGACTTATGACCGAATGGCTATTTAAAACACCAACAGTAGAAGAAGGTCCCGCTGGTCAATCTCGGTTATTTCATTTTTATAAAATAGACCGTGGTATAACTATTGTTAGAGAACTAGATGGTGACTATGCACAGGTACGTTATTTACAAGATTCTGACTATGCAACATATCCAGAAATTTATCAAGGTGGTTATAACCACACAGTAGATGATGCTACTAAAGCAAGATTAATAGCAGGCAATGTTGGAGTAACAGAAAGTAATTTTACTGCATTATGAAACATTGGGAATATCATCCAGAACCAATAGATACTTGTTTTGGATGTAAAGGATTATCTTTACAGATGAATACTGGAGACGCTGATAGTCGTAGGTCTATGCCTAACAAAGCGTTTAACGCAGAATTGAATGCCTATAAAGAGGCGAGAGCCCAGGGTATTCAGCCAAATGGAACTTCTATGACGAAGATTCAAGAGGCAGTAAAGGCTAGTGAAGCATTAGGTAAGCCGTATGACGGTAACAAAATGCCACCAGCAAAACATATAAACAAAAAAACAGCAGCGATAATGAAAGAAATAGGAGCATAAAATGCCAATGGTAAATGGAAAGAAGTTTGCTTACGACAAAAAAGGTATGGCTATGGCAAAGAAAGAAGCCAAGAAGTCAGGTAAGAAAATGACTATGAAAAAGTCAGACAAGAAAATGTCAATGAAAAAAATGGGTAAGAAGAAGTAATAATGAGTATCGGTAATAGAATCAAAAGAGTAGCCCGTGAAGCACGGGATATTCCAACTGCTTGGGGTACTAGCGTATCTGCTCAGTATGATGCCCGTGGTGGTAATCCAGATGATGAAATGTTAGCCAAAAAAAATCTAAATCGTTCTAGCAAAAACTGGGATAGACAACTTAAAGAGTTGGCTCAAGCAGTACTAAGCGGTAGAGAAGGTACTCGTTCAGATGAAATTAATGAATACCTTAAATACAAAAAGGGCGGCAAGAAGTGAAGGCTAAAAAAGGTATGGGTTTTAAAGCAGCCCAAAAATCTATTGCTAAAAAGCAAGGTATTTCTATGGAATCCGCTGGTGCAATTCTAGCCAGCGGTGCCCGTAAAGCATCTGCTGCAGCCAAAAAGAAAAACCCTAACCTTAAAAAGGTTAAAGGCAAAGCAAAGAAAAAGTAATGTCATCAGGTCAATATAAGCGACACGATGGCTTTAATCCAATACAGATTAAAAACGGAATGATTGTAAGACTCCGTAAAGATGGAACTGTCAAAGCAGTTCTGGGAAAGTATGGGGAATATGGAAAAGAAAAAGGACTCAAGACTCGCTAGAGCGGGCGTGTCTGGTTTTAATAAACCTAAACGCACACCTAATCATCCAACTAAATCACACGTTGTTGTGGCTAAAGAAGGCAATCAAGTAAAGACTATTCGCTTTGGTGAGCAAGGTGCTAAGACTGCAGGTGCTCCAAAGGCTGGAGAGTCTGACAGAATGAAAATGAAACGTAAATCTTTTAAGGCTCGTCATAGCAAAAATATAGCAAAGGGAAAAATGAGTGCCGCTTACTGGGCAGATAAGGTGAAATGGTGAAGAAGAAAGCGTTTTGGGATAAAAAGAACCCTAAGAAAACTTCTAAGAAACTAACTCCTTCTCAAAAAATAGCAGCAAAAAAACGGGCTAAAGCAGCGGGACGACCATATCCAAATTTAATTGATAACGCAGCAGTAGCAAGGAAGAAGGGTAAGTAATGGCAACTGGCACAGCAGGTAGTTCTTTTACCAGCGAGTTAAATCGGCTGGCTAATGGTGGGACATATCCAGCAATTACTGCATATTTAGCACCTACTCAGGCTGCTAATGAATATGCAAACACTACAGGACTAGCGCTTATTGGTGCTTTAAATAAGGCTGCTGATGCTAATCGCCAACCTAATGACTATAAAGCATTAGGTGGTATTTGTAATGAACTTGCTGGTACTACAGGACTTTCTCCAACTGATGCTTTAAGGAGCATAGACTTATGACATATACCCTTGCACAAATGATGGATGAAGTTCAGATTAATTTATCTGGATATACCTATCAACAAGACCGTTCTACATATTTAAATTCTGCAGTAACTACAACTACTTCTCCAAGTTCATCACCATTAATTCTTAGTCTTGCATCTACACAAGACTTAGGTAAAGGTATTGTTGAAATTGATGACGAATTGTTATGGGTAGACAATGTAGACCGTGTTGCTAATACTGCAACTGTATCTCCGTATGGTCGTGGTTATCTTGGGACTACTGCTACTACCCACGCTGTTGATGCAAAGGTAACTGTTAGCCCAATTTTCCCTAGGGATAGTATTAAGAAGGCTATTAATGACACTATCCACGCAGTTGGTGGTGCGGTATTTGCTACTAAACAAACTACATTTACATATAATGCTGCTGTAACTACATATGAATTTCAAGATTTATATGTAGAAAATATCTTATCTGTATCTTGGCAGGACATTGGTCCTACTAAAGAATGGATTCGTGTTAATCGTTGGTCATTTGACCCATTTGCAGATGTAACAACTTGGGGTACTAATAGCCAAACTATAACTATTGGGGATGTAATTATTGCTGGTAGAACTGTAAAGGTTATGTATGCAACAGCGCCTTCAGTGTTTACTTCTACTAGCCAAGATTTTGTTACACAAACAGGACTATCATCTAGTGTTAAAGATGTAGTTATTCTTGGTGCTGCGTATAGACTATTGCAATATCTAGACCCAGCCCGTGCTGCTCAATACAGCCCACAGGCTGATGAGATTGACGCTAAGCGTCCGTTCGGTGCTAGCAATAACGCAGTCCGACAACTCTTTGGTTTGTATACCCAGCGTCTCAATGAAGAACGCAGTAAACAACAGAACCAATATCCCCCACGAGTTCATTACAGCGCCCGATAGGAATATAAATGACAATACGCCAATACTCATCTCGCTCACAACAAACTACATTAACAGCAGCAATTACTTCTGGTGCTTCGTCTATAACTGTAGTATCAGGTACAGCACTATTAGGTGCTCAGACAATTCCAGCAGGTCGTACATTTACATTAGTAATTGACCCAGATACAGCGCTTGAAGAAATTGTAGATGCTACTGCTAATCCCAGCACTAATACTTTTACAATAACTAGAAGCGTAGATACTGTTGGTGGTGCTCAAGACCACTCAGCAGGTGCAGTAGTACGACATATGGCAATTGGTCGTGACTTCCGTGATGCTAATTTACACGCTGAAGCAAGTGCTTATTATAATGATGGTAGTGGTACTGGTCATACAATGCACGGTATTGGCTCTGGTGAAGGTGACGTAGTAGGTACTGATAAAGCACAAACTCTTACTTTAAAGACTTTAACTAGTCCTACAATTTCTAACCCTACTTTTACTGGTACAACTTCTGTTGCTGCTAGCATTGTATTTGAAGGTTCTACTGCAGATGCTCACGAAACAACTTTAACTGTTGCTGAACCTACTCAAGATAATGAAATTACTTTACCTAATACAACAGGTACAGTCACTCTTCTTACTGCATCTCAAACAATTAGTAATAAAACTTTAGGTTCTAATCTTGATGCTGGTGGTTATACAGTAACTAATCTTGCTACTCCAGTAAATCCTAGTGATGCAGTACGTAAAGACTTTGCTGATGCACAGGTAGCAGCAGCAGCAACATCTGCAGCATCCGCTGCTACATCTGCTACATCTGCTGCAACTTCGGCATCTAGTGCATCTACTAGTGCATCTTCAGCATTAACTTCGGCTAACTCAGCGAGTACATCAGCAGCATCGGCTTTGACTTCTGCAAACTCCGCAGCAACTTCTGCTTCAACTATGGCAGCATCTGTTGCAGCAGCACAGGCTTCTGAAACTGCTGCAGCCACAAGCGCTACCAGCGCTGCTGCTTCTGCTACGGCTGCTGCTACATCAGCATCATCTGCTAGCACGTCAGCCTCTAGTGCTTTAACATCTGCTAACTCTGCTTCTACTTCTGCTACATCAGCAGCCAATAGTGCTACTGCGTCTGCTACTTCAGCAAGTGCTGCAGCAACTAGTGCTACTAGCGCAGCAGCCTCTGCTACTGCAGCAGCAACCAGCGCTTCAAGTGCAAGCACTTCTGCCTCATCTGCTTTAACAAGTGCTAACTCGGCTGCGACATCAGCCTCAAGTGCTGCTGCTTCTTATGACGAGTTTGATGATAGATACCTAGGTAGTAAAACTTCTGACCCAACTCTTGATAATGATGGCAACCCACTAATTACTGGTGCGCTTTATTTTAACTCAGTAGTTGGAGCAATGAAAGTTTATGATGGTGCTGCTTGGGATTTAGTAGCCCCTGATACATCTAACTTTATTGATAAGTCAATCCTTACTGCTAAGGGTTCTATCATTTCAGCAAGCACAGCATCTACTCCTGTGGCTCTTACAGTTGCATCTACCGATGGTTATATTCTTTCAGTATCTGCAGCAACCACTTCAGGACTTGCTTGGATAGCACCTAACCCAGGTGACATTACTGGTGTAACTGCTGGTACTGGTTTATCAGGTGGTGGTACCTCTGGTGATGTAACTTTAAACCTTGCTGATACTGCGGTAACTCCTGCTTCATATACTTACACAAGTTTAACCGTAGATGCTCAAGGTCGTATAACTGCAGCATCTAATGGCACAGCCCCAGTAACTTCGGTTACTTCTGCAGATACAACAAGAATCACTATTGGCGGTACTGGTACTGCACCAACAGTTGATTTATCTACAAGCGGTGTAACTGCTGCAACATATACTCTTTCTACTATAACAGTTGATGCTTATGGTAGAATCACCTCTGCTTCTACAGGAACAGCACAAGGTGAAACTTTCAATCCACTACTACTGATGGGAGCCTAACTTGGCTGCAACATATAAAGTGCTGGGTCAGGTCAATCCCAGCGCAACAACAGCAACGACAGCATATACCGTGCCGTCTGCTACAGAAACTGTAATATCTACTATTACGGTAGCAAACATAGGTGCTGCACCTGCTACATATAGATTAGCAGTCAGACCAAATGGAGCAACTTTAGAGAATAAACACTATATAGTTTATGACTCAAGTGTGGCTCCACAAAGCACAGACACTTTAACTTTAGGAATAACCCTAGATGCTACAGATGTTGTAACTGTATACGCTAGTTCAGCAACAATGGCATTTAATCTATTTGGAAGCGAGATTGCATAATGGCAACAGGAAATATCAAAGGCGGTAAAAGAAACTACGCAAGACCTACTTCGCCAACTACATCATCTGCTACAACTACAGAAGATTCTGTAAATATAACTTTTACATATACTCCTAGTACATTAGGTCCTGCAGCAACTTCTTATGTAGTAACTGCTACATCTACTACTGCTGCAACAGTTACTACAACATTAACAACATCTCCAACTACTGTTACCACTTTTTCCTCTGGCGCAACTTATGCTGCAAATATAGTGGCACAAAACTATAACGGAGCAAGCGGTTCAATAACTATAGGTAATTTTACAGTACCTACAGTATATGCACTGGCACAGACATTTAACACAAATGGAACATATACAATTCCATCAGGAATTACTAAACTTGCTGCTTATGTAATTGGCGCAGGAGGCGGTGGTGGAGGTGCTTCTGGATTTACAAATGCTAATAGTACTAAAGGTCAAGGCGGTGGCGCAGGTGGTGCTGGTGCAATCGCAGCATTTAAAGACTTTACTGTAACTGCTGGTCAAACTGTAACTGTTACTGTTGGTACTGGTGGTGCTGCTGGTAATGGTGGTCCTGCTGGTAACACAGCAAATAATACTATAGGAAATAGCGGTTCTGGTGGTAATTTATCTAAAATTACTTATGGTGGGACTGATATTGCTACCGCTAATGGTGGTTCTGGTGGTCAACTAGGGGAATCATACTCTAACTCTGGTGGTAATGGAGGCTCTGGAGGAAGTGCATCTTCTAATGTTGCTGGAGCATTAACAAAATCTGGTCCTGGCGGTGGTAAGGGTGTTGATTTTGATGAAAATCCAACTGCTGGCTCAGCACAATCTAATAACACTAATCTTACTGGAGATGGTTTAACTGCATTAGGAATTTTACCATCTAATACTGCTTATGGCTCTGGCGGTGGCGGTGGTGGAGCAACTGTTGGTAATCAAGACCGCAATGGTGCTGCTGGTGCAGGTGGTGGCGGTGCTGGCGGTAATATAGGTAATGATACTAACGGCAATGCTGGCGGTGCTGGTACTGGTGTAGGTTCTGGCGGCGGAGGCGGAGGCGGCGGAGGTTCTGGCAACGCGACACGAAACGGTGGCGCAGGCGGTGCTGGCGCTGCTGGTCAAGTTTTACTTTACATACTGTAATAAATAATAGGGGGCAATAGTGGCAAAAGAAATAACATTTACTAATGTGCTTGGGTTGGATTTTTTTCCACCCAAGCCAGCAGTAAAAGAAGTGCCAGAGTGGTATAGAAATACACCAGAGTATACTGGCACTCAAGGTAAAAAAGTTATTGATGGTAATACACCGCATACAATTAAAAAATGTATACCTGTATTTGATGCTATAACTGCTGGATATATTCTTTATACTCAAGTAGATATACAAGTATCAGTAGTAGATGATTTACCATATTACACTTGGTCAGACCAAGGTGCTATTTCTTTTCATCCAATAGTACAAGCCCCATTACATCCAGCAAGAAATGAAGCACCATATCCTAAGTGGAATAATCCTTATGCGATTACTACCCCACCTGGATACTCAGTATTATTTACACAACCAATGCACAGGGAATCTGTGTTTACTATCCTTGATGGCATAGTAGATACCGATACCTACAAAGCCCCAGTTAATTTTCCATTTGTACTTAATGATGTCAAATGGGAAGGCATAATCCCAGCAGGAACTCCTATGGCTCAGGTAATACCATTTAAGCGAGAGTCCTGGGAACACAAGATAGGCTCTGATAAAGAGCGAATAGAGCAAGAAAAGATAACTAGAAAGTTAAAGACCTTGTTCTTTAATTCTTACAAACGACAATTCTGGTCACGAAAGGAATATAAATAGTGGCAGACACATCCATAACCCTGTACAGAGGTGCAGCAGCAACCTCTAATACAACCTTATACACAGCCCCAACAAACATAGCAGTAGCCATAACTAACATTGCTATTGCTAACGACTCTGCATCTGCTGTTACTGCAACTATAAACTTAGCCACATTTCCTTTATTAGGTGGTATATCAGTTGCTGCTAACTCTACTCAGTTTGTTGACCTAGAGCAGATTATCTACAATGGTGAAACCATTACTGGTTCCGCATCTACAACTACAGTTGACTTTCATATTGCAGGTTACGAGGTCTACTAATGGCAGGTATATTAGTTCCAGCAGCACAGGCTGGTGGTATGACTTTATTATCTACTACTACACTTACAGGCGCTACGGTTAATATAACTTCAATAAATCAAACTTATATTAATTTACAAATGATTATTGAAGGCATAACTTTAAGTAGTTCTCAGGACTGTTTTATTAAATTTAACACTTCAACTGTTCCAGAATTAAACGGGGTCGCTGGCGGAGTCGCTTTTAATAAAGCAACTGGAGAATTCATACCAAGTGCTACCGCTTCAATTTCAATTAATAATTACACTATTATTAATTATGCTTCAACATCTTTTAGGAAGCCAATTTTTGGTTCAGGAACTACTAGCACTACGAACGCACTTCTTTTTGGTGGGTCAATTCCCACGAATACCGCTATAACCGCAATTAATTTTAGCGTTGGTGGCGGCGCAACTTTCACAGGTGGAACCGTTAGATTATACGGAGTAAAATAATGACTAAACCAACAATAAGAATTCACGATATATCAACAGATACAATCACAGACCGTGAAATGACTGACGAAGAATTTGCTCAATACGAAGCAGACCGAGCAGCCAACGAAGCACGCAAGGCAGCCGAGGCAGAAGCCAAGGCAGCAGAAGAAGCAGCCAAACAACAGGCATTTAATGATGCCGTGGCAGCAGCAGTTGCTGCAGCATTGGCAGCACAACAGACACCTGCTACTACAGCAGAGCCAACCGTAGAAGAATAACTAATAAGGGGACACAATGATTAAACCAAATGAAACAGTAGCAATCGGTTGGTGCGATAATGGCACTACTGATGGCAAGTTTACTGAAGGATTAGCAACAGCAATTATTGCTGGACCAACTAACGGTATGATAATTAATACCAGTATCCGAGTACAAGGCAACCAAATAGGTAGACAACGCCAAGTACTTTTTGACCATTGGGCAGATAAACTTAAGACAGATTGGTTACTTTGGGTTGACTCAGATATTGTGTTAAACCTAGACTCAATGAAATTACTTTGGCAGACAGCCGACAAGATTAACAAGCCAGTAGTAAGTGGTGTTTACTTTATTTCTAAAGAAAATGAAGGCACATTGATGCGCCCATTTCCTGTTTTGTTTGACAACGTAAGTGAATTCCAAATTAAATATCATCATCCACTACCAGAAAATCAAGTACTTAAAGTTGACTGTGCTGGTTTTGGTTTTGTATTAATGCACAAATCTATTGTGCCAAAAATGCGTGAGGCTAACCCTGGTAAGGGTATGTTTATGGAAACTGGTGATGGTCAGGATGACCATTTTATTGGTGAGGATATTATATTTTTCCGCCGTATGGCTAAAGCAGGCATACCATTACACGCCCATACTGGTGCCATAGTTAAACATATGAAGCGATTTAGTCTTGACTATGACTACTACGCATTGTATTGGGCTAATGAACATTTAAAAGAAAAATTAAAGGAACAACAACAGCAAGGAGAATAAGTGGCTGGTCGTGATATTACCGAAGGTCGTGCTACCCGAGCCATTGCGGTTGATGTAGGTGTAGTTGGTAATCAAGCAGTTTGGCAAAATACAGACATTGCTTATGATACTGCGCTTGGTGGTATGCCGTTTATATATGCTATTTCTGATGCACGTCCTTATGTCCGCCAGACTGCACCGTATAGAAAAGAACAGTTTGATAATCAGACTGAACCTGGTGAACAGTCTTTAACTGGGTGGTGGATAAGAAGCCAGTCCTCATTTCAAGATGGGACTGGCATTACTTTTTATGACCCTGCTTTAATTCCAGGTGAAGGTACATTTAGATTTGCAGATAGCAAAGGTGTAAATGTATGGACAGAAGGTGAAGTAACTCTTCTTAATAATACTGCTAGTGCTCATTATACAACTGGTGTTGTTCGTGCTAATGGTAAACCAAGTCAGATTGCTCGCAGCATTCAATGGGCTGGTACTAATGGCGTACTACTAGTAGATGGTTATGATGTTGACAAAATTGCAATAGATGGAACTGATACCCATTTTATTGACTATGCTGCTGGTATAGACAAACCAGTTTATGCTATATGCGATGATGGCGTTAATGCTTATTGGGTAACTGCAATTTTAGATTCAGGTGTAGACAAGACTGCTGTATATAAAAAACCTTTAACTGGCAGTTCAGCAAGTACTGCTGATGTAACTCTTATGTTTAGTAGTAGCACTATTGTTGCTAATGAAGCAACTATGGAGTATGTAAAAGACCGTATTATTATGGCGGTTAATAATAAAATTTTTGAATTTGCTACAACTGCTTCTTCTTTACCAACTGCAGTTTATACTCACGCTAGCACAAGTGTAGTATTTACTAGTGTTGCTGCATCTGGTACTGCTATATATGTATCTGCCTTTGAAGGTATCCAGTCATATATTTATAAGTTTACTTTAAGCACAAGTACTGGTTCTATGCCTTCATTGACCAGCGCTATTACTGCTGCTCAAATGCCTACTGGTGAAAAAATATTTAAGATTGAATATTACTTAGGTTATATGTTAATTGGTACCAATAAAGGTATCCGAGTAGCAACTGTAAGTGATGATGGTTCTATTATCTATGGACCTTTAATGGTTGAAACTAGCCAACCTGTATATGATTTTGCATTTAGAGATAGATTTGTTTGGGCTACTACAGGTGTTGCAGGCGAAGGCGGAGTTATTCGTATTGATTTAGGTAATGACTTAGGTGGTTTACGTTTTGCTTATGCTAATGATTTATGGCTAGACAATGGAGTCACTGGTTATGTTACAACTTCTTGCGCTTTTGCTGGAGAAACAGACAGACTTGTATTTGTTACTACTGCACTTAATCGTGGCACAATTACTAATAAACAACTTACTTCTAACGTAGCCACACTTACTACAGCCTCAGCACACGGACTAACAGTTAGTGATAGTATTTGGGTAGAAGGTGTAGATAATACATTTAATGGTCAATACACAGTTACCGCAGCCACAACTACAACATTTAGTTACACAAAGGCAGCAACTAACGTAGCCTCAACAGCAGTTACAGCAGCCACAGCCTTAGTTAATGAAACAGGTTCTATTAACATAGAATCATCTGGTACTAAAATGACTGATGGTTATATACAGACAGGTTTTATTAGATATAACACATTAGAACCTAAAAATTTTAAACGACTTATTGGTAGAGGTGATTTTACTTATGGGTCTATGACTTTAGAAACTGTAGATGCAGACAATACTGAATATGATGTAGTTACTTATGATGCTACTGTCGGACCTGTTGAGGTCACAACTACTCAACCAGCAGGTGCACAAGAGTATCTTGCATATAAATTTATTCTTTACAGAGATGCTACAACTAATAGCCTTGGTCCTGTATTTAAAGGTTATCAAGTAAAGGCTACTATTGCTACACCGCGTCAGCGAGTAATTAAGTTTCCTGTCTTTTGTTATGATGTTGAGACAGATAAGTACAATGTAATGGTTGGTTATGATGGTCGTGCTAAAGACCGTATTGCTGAACTAGAAACCATTGAACAAAATGGTGACATTGTAACTTGGCAGGATTTACAAACTGGCGAATCACGTCAGGTTGTAATTGAACAAGTAACATTTAGCCGACTTACTCCACCAGATAGAGGATTCTCTGGCTATGGTGGAATACTAGATATAATTATAAGGACTGTATAAAATGACACCTGCTGACTGGGCTGCTTTAGCCGTATCAATATCAACACTATTAGGCGCACTTGCTTTAGGCGTAAGACATTTAGTTAAACATTATTTGTCAGAACTTCGCCCCAATGGAGGCTCAAGTGTTAAGGACCAAGTCAACAGGCTGGAAGAAAAAGTAGAATTTTTAACAGAGTTTGTGATAGAAGCATTCAAGAAATGAGGGACAATGACTGTTGCCAAGAAAGCCTGATTGTTTTGATATATATGAAAGATTAAAGTCGGACTCACGGGTTAAGTATTTAATATTTACTGGTAAGATTTGGTCAGCCAAGAATGGCGAATCTAAATATACTGGAATCAATCAACATAATAAACATTTGCATATTTCTATCAAAGATAACTGCGGTAATGATACATCACCTTGGTTTCCTTGGATGGGAAAAGCAAAGACACTCAAGAAAATGGTAGCGTCAATCAAGCCTCTACCAAAGAAGGAGAAATAATGAAAGACCTAATCGCTAAACTAAAAAGCAAAAAGACTAAGGCAGCATTTAAGTCTTATCTTCGTGCAGTTCTAGCATCAGCAATCACTATGGGATTGGCATTGGCTGCAGACCTTGCACCTGAATATGCGATTCTCATTGGCTCTATAGCAGGACCTCTGGCTAAATGGGCTGATAAGACCGAAAGAGAGTATGGTCTAGGCTCTAAATAGATGCCCTTAATTAGCCTTTAAATGCCCTTTATAGGCACAAATACCCCCCAACCTAGTAGAGATACTGGCGAGGGGGGTCTTTTTTGTTGCCTTGTTTCTTACTTAATACTTACTTTCAAGTAAATAAAAAAGGATAGACAGTAATTGCCTATCCCTTTTTATTATCTATTAGTTTCCTTGCCTAATAGATATCTGTTAGTTTTCCCCTTACTAACAGACTACTCATTAATTGCAAGATTATGCCAGTACTCTGGATAATCGTGTGCATTATAGAATACCACTAAATCTCTTTCCTTGGTATCCCATCTGGTATGAAAGACTGGTTCCATTCCTGCTAGTAATCTGGCTGGTATAACACTGATGCCATCTGTATATCTGAATACTATTCTATGATATGAGTGTTCATTATCTGTATATGGTGGGGCTATCATCATCTGTTGTAATTTATTAAATGGAAATATTGCTGGCTTACTACTATCTATCTTGAGCCATTTAACTTCTAGGTCGCCTATGTAATTCTCTCTACCGTTGCCCCATTGTAGACATATATGAAAGTCTGAGAAATAAAATCTAGGTGTTGGATATAATTTCCAACCTTTAAAATAATCCTCAAGCGCAAGTGCTGCAATCTTCTCACGTTTACCGTCAGCATTTACCTGACGTATTGGTTCTAGTGTCATTATCCGCCCGTCTTGTAGAAGCCTGTGCCTTTAAAGATTACTGCTGGTGGTGCAAATCTTTTATTCATTTCAACCTTGCAGGTTTCACAAGATATTATGTGGTCAGTATACACTGAAAAAGTTTGTTCTATTACTACATTACAAATAGGACAAGAAAATTCATAGGTCGGCATCAAAATCCTTTGGGGTAGGTAGTGTAACCATACTGCCACAACTAGCACACTCAGCATCCAGAAAATAGAAAGCAACTTCTCCATCTACAAATCCACCCAGCATTACAAATACCTCACAGCCACATACACAGATATCACCAATAGGTGTATCTCTTAAATCCATTGCATTGCTATAGTCAATACGACTAAACAACTCTCGTATATCTTTACTCTCACTCATTGTTTTCATCTGCCTGTTGTACATCTTCATCAGAGTATGCTCTCCATCCACCTAGGTTTCTTATCAAAGAGTTGATAGCCCGTTGGACTTTCATTCTTGCACCATCAACTGATGTACTTAAATCCTTTGCTACGTTACTCCATTCGTTAGAGTCTGTGCTGAATTTAATTCTAAGTACATTCTGTTTAGCCTCTGTTAGTTTGTAAAAAGCATTGGCTATATCTGACCTTAAAACTAACCAGTTGTTACCATCTGTAACTGATTCTGATTTACTTACTTTAAAGTTTAAGTCTTTAATTTTTGTAGGTATCTCGTAGGATTCTGAAATAATACTAGGTAGAAATACCTCAATCACAGAGGCATCATAGTAATAAAGGTCTATTAATTCATAGCCAACTGTCTTGGCTTTTTCTTTTTCGCAATATTTTATTGCTGCATTTCTAAGAGATTTTGCTATTAACTTGTCTCTATCTTTCTGTTCTAATGCTGACCACTCTTTATATTTTGCAGGGTGAGTAACAAACCATAGCCATAACATTTGTTGAATATCTAGTGCTTCAACCATAGGATATTTTCTATGGTATTCATTAGATAAAGATGCTACTAAAGCATCGTACTCGGCTATGTAATCGCTCATCAAGTTGTTTCTTTAATCTCCGATACTGGTACACGCCAGCCATCTATCTGAGCATCAACATACTCAGGCTTCATATAATCATTAGCATTAAAACTTCCGTATATGTGTACAGATGAATAGTATTCTTCATCTAATACCTTTACACCTACAATTTTTTTATTAATATCTTTGCGCCAAAATGGTATAGAGTCACGGGTTCTTACAGTTCTAATCTCAACATTTCCAACATCAGGTATATTTTTTCTATCCTTGTGCAATTCATTAGGATACCAAGGCACAGACCATTGAAGATTATATTTTTTTGCTACTGCCCATTCGGCTATATTGGCTCTGATGTTTGCATTTATTTCTGGCTCTAGTCTGCCAGTCTGTTTGCCGTATGCGTAGTTAGGTCTATCTATTGAGCCGAACTTAGTTAGCCATCTTTCAACGGCTAATAAAGTGCAGACTCTAACTTCATCCTTTGTTAGGTGAACTATCACGATTCTCGCCGACACCTTCCCATTGACCTCTTTGTACCATAAGTCCTATTATGGCATAGTTTGCTAGGTCTTTCAGCGTATCCTCTATAGATTCGTAGTTCGGCGTGTTGTTTCTTTTGTAAAACAAATTCTGTAGTCGTTCCATCTTGTCGTGCATACGAACCAATAGCCCATTCATAGGACCGCCAGGTGCGTGGGCTATGTTGTATGGTCCGTAGTCTTGATGTTTTTGAACCATTGTAATTTTAAGTTCTGTAATTATTTCATCTAAATGACTAATGTCCTTCATCTAAAACTTCTTCTACTATTTCTTCACCATCGCCTTGAGATGCTGCTACTAGCACGTTGGCTAGCATAGTCAATAATACCTGAGCACCATCTGTATTTGTCTTATTGGTTTCGTATATGTCTCTTAATGCTGAGAGTAAATCTATGCCTCTGCGTTCTGATACTGGCAGCCCAATTATTAATGGGTTTTCTTTTATATAACCCCAGACTCGCTCCATTTCTTCTCTATCCTCCCAAGCATTTTCTGATTTTGTCATCTAAAAATTGTACTCCTTCCTGTATCACAATGCTATTTACATCGTGTCCTTCTGGCATTTGAACTATGTTTACGTTGCCTAACTCACGGCTAATCTTTTTACCAAACTCTAGTCCTGGGGCATCACCATCTGCTAGAACTATGACTACTTCAAAATCATCTAGTATCTTGGTGTAATACGGCTTCCAATTGTTAGCCCCTGGTATGCCTACTGCTGGGTGATTTGTTTTGACTGCAACTGTTACACAATCTATTTCACCTTCGGTTACACATATGTATTGGTTTGCTGTTAGTACTGCTTGTGCATTAAACATTGTAGTTTTAGCACCAGGTAATCCTATATATTTAGGGTCCTCACCGTGGATGCTGCGAAAGCGTAAGTCAACCACACCTGATGGTGTTGTGTAAGGTATTACTAACTTACCCTTGTAGCCTTCGTGACCTGGTAATGGATTGTCCACTACTCCTAAATGAAACTTCTTTGCTTCTTCTACCGACAGACTCCGTGTTGCCAGATAATCTGTGGCTTGATGTATGTGCTGGGCGTATTCTTGTGTTGCCTGTAGGAGAAATTGCCTCTGCGAATTTGACAGCCTCACGATAGTTACCTCCTTCTCTTTGCATAATTAAATCATAGACATCGCCACCGACTCCACAACCGTGGCACTTGAATCTTTCCTCTGTGAAATTAACACCTGCTGATGCGTGTTTATCTGGATGAAAAGGACAGCGCATTTTTCGCCAGCCACTGCCCACAGCAGGCAGGCTGGCGCCTATATGTTCTAAGTAAGCAGCAATGCTGTGCTTATCCATAGTAACAATCCTAACAATTCTTGTTGTAAATACATAAACAAAATAGTAAATTCATTTAACAAGTTTCAATGCCCTTTCTTTATTGTAATGTTTTTTTACAATTATTAAAGCCATTTCGTATGCAAATGCTGCTGTATAATGTTTATCTTCTGTAGCATAATCTTCTTGTCCTTCATACATTATTCCTAATCTACGATGTGTAAGAATTTTATTTTCTAATTCTTCTATAACTTCATCAATTACTTCTACCATTTATAATCTCCTTTATAAGTTCTAACCAAATTTTGGCTGGCATAGTTGCATACCATTCACCTACATTACCTTTGTTCCTCCGTTTATGTAGGACTGTACCTGTCCAAGCACCATCGTTTTTCATTTCTATTTCTAATTCTGCTAGCCAACCAGATAAATCCATCTTAGCGTGGTTCTTTATTTCAATAGTGACTCCTGGAACTCCACTAATATCGCCTTTATCTAGGGTTGCTCCTGCTAGTCTGCGGTCCGCATACTTAAAGCCATTAGCCTTAAGCCAAGCAACAACATCTCGTTCTGCTTGACTACCTTTGCGTTTGGCTGCACTACTCAAATTTTAATTTCCGTATACTGTCTCTTGCATATATTTAACTTGAACATCATCTAAGTACATATTGTCTGGGTTAAAGGCAAGGCTGACATAATTGTTACCTGTCTGGTCTGCTCGTCCATATCTGTTCTTGACTGGGGCTACACAGAGATAGGTCTCGTCTCCTTGTTTCATTTGTCCTATAGTCAAAACCATTGCTGGTATCTGATTTACTAGACCTTGAATAGCATTACGTGGCTGGCAAGGATAGCCATCAAATCCTTCTTTAGTATGGTGCAGAACTAATACTGCTGAGTTGGTATCTCTTGCAAGATACTTTAACTCTTTCATAGCAGCACGCATACCTTGGAATTCTTCGTGTCCATCCATTGCTATATCCATCAAGTTATCTACAACAATAAGCGTAGGACTTCTACCCCATACAGTTTCAAATGCAGATACTTCTTCATCTAAATCTTTTAGTGTTGGTGTAGATTCAAATGACCAGAACAAATGATTGTTCATAACCAATACTTCTTCTGCTTGTTTTGGGTCACGCTTTAGTAATTGTTCTGCTGCTTGTTGAGATATATGACTAGACATTGCTACTAATCGCATAGCCATAGTGTGAGCGTTGGTATCTGCACTGAAATAAAGTGTAGGTACTTTTGCTCTGGCTGCTATTGCTAATGCTATTGATGACTTACCTGCACCTGGGGTGCCTGCAATCATTGTGATTTCTGCACGGCGCAGAATAATTCCTGCTCGTTCAAACGCCGCAAAAGCGGGTGGCAATGGTTCGCCACCCACCTCTGCTTTGTTGATGCTACGTTTTAATGTACGCATTTACTTTACCTGGTCTGGAACAAATGTATTCCAGTCTGGTGTACCCACTCTCGCATAAACATTTTTGCATTTATCCAATGCACCTTTTTGTGCTGCACAGAAATAACCACGGTACATCTTGCCGTCTTTACCTGTTCCCTGGATTGCTGTCATCTTTCCGTGTGGACAATTGCGTCCACCACCGATTGATGGTGATGATGTAGTTGCCCAACCTTCTGGTGTTGGTTGAGTCTCTACGATACTAGCGCCCAGACTTGCTGCTACCTGTGCTGATGACATAGGTGCTGGGCTAGAGTAGTTTTTTGATGCTGATTCTAGTTCCATTACTGCAGACTTAATTGATTCCAATGCCTCTGCTACTAGGTTATCAAGTTGGTTTCCTGTTTCGGCACGGACTGTAATTAAACTACCTGCTGCTGACTTTACTGTGATACTGATTGGTGCTTCTGTTGAAGACACTATCTTCTCCTTACTCTAGTGGTGTAACGAGACCTTTCTTGTCTCGCCATTGTCTTACCTTCATTGCAAATTGTACTCCCTTCCAGCCTTCTGCTATGTCTATCCAAACTAATTTGCATAGACCAGTTCCTGCTGGTAAGTGAATGATAATTGCTTTTTCTTTGTTGACTTCTCCCCAACTACCACGGGTTGCCGTCTGCACATCATAAGGCAACCCGTTAGCATAGATTGCTAACTGGATTGCTATATTATTTGGATGGTCTATACGACCTGTCTTTATATCTGCAATGAATCTTTCACCTTTATATTCAACAAGTCTGTCTGGTGTGCCAGCAATCTTGAATTTATCTAGCACACAGAATTGTTCTATAAAGATTTTATTTAGTTGCTTTGTTGTTTCTTCATAGGCTCGGATGTCCCCTGCCCACTCGTCTGGGATAGGTCCAAGTTCCTGTCCCAAATCTAGTTTTTCTGTAAATGCGTGAAGTGCTGTGCCGATAGTCGCTGCACGACTAGCACCTGCTACTTCCATAGCATCTTCTATATACTTGTTAATAGCCATCTTATCATCTTGCGATGCATTGATTGCTAATAACAAATCACTTCGCACTGTTAATCCTATTGCTGCCATACGCATTTTCCAGGCGGTCAATGCTGATGGGTCATCAAGACTGTTGGCTATTGTTGTAGCCCTAGTGTAAGCAATTGGCGTACCACCTTTAGGTGGCTTGACCAGTGGTCTTCCATATCTATCACGGTCTATTTCGGTACGTGCCATTGGGTCCTTGTCTCCTTGTTAGAGAGACGGGCTGATAAAGGAGACTAATCATAAACCAGCCCGTCTTCTTGAGTGAATGGTATCAGACGGAAGGAGATATGACACCATTCGCATCGGCGTGGTTTTGACAATCACACAATCTCCTATGCGCCCAGATGGAATCTAGACGCCTGTGTGGTTGTCTACCAAAAACTATTGTTCGTCAGTACTAGTAATGTCTAGTGACCAGTCGCCAACTGTATCACCATCTAGTTCTATAGCAATACCATTTTCTACTATCTGGTATGCATCATCTTCTGACTCTGCTTCAATATCAGTAACTGTGAATTCAATTCTGCCACTGATTGTCCACAAAGTCTTAAGCATATCTGCGCCAATAGACTCTAGTAGTTCGTTAACATCTTCTTTAGAACAGGTAATTTCTGTATCGCCTGTTTCATAACGAGCACTAAAGAATTCATATATTTCTTTACGCATCTTATGTTTGTTTTCCCAATGAGTGTCAATAAGATTTTGTTTTTCTTCTAGTTTTGTTTTCAGGTTATCTTTTTCTTCTATTAATATAGCAAGTGATTCATTAGTAAAAGTATACTTAGTATCTTTTACTTGGATAGATACTGTTGGTTCAGCACCATTTAACTCAGTGTAATACATTGTCATACTGTCTCCTTTTGTTTGTTTAATTCATCAGCCATATCTTCTGCTATCTTGTATGTATCACCAACAAATACTGGTGGTGGAACTTGAACTGTTGTTCTTGTAAAACGTTGCTCGTTATACCATTTACTCCACGCAGAAAAACGAACAACAATATGTTGATGTGATTGTACAAAACCCTTAGATAGACAAGCATCGTGATAATGTCCACCTGGACTTGTAGTTATATAGTAATCCATTGTTAGTCTCCTTATACTGTTAGTAGTTCTAGTGCTCTAATCTTTAGGCTATCAGAGCCACCTGACATAGCCCTGACTCCTGTTGTAGTTCCACTATCTTGTCTGCCGTGGTCGGCATACTCAATAATAGATTGCCACAAACCGAACTCCGTATCACGGATGTTCTCTTGCGTAGGGCTACTCTCATAGATAGCCCGAGCAATGTTACGTGCTGTAGTTGCACGGCTGAGTTGATTCTTTTCACCTTGGCTGAGTAAGTGGTGAGGTGCGTTCTCAATAGTAGATGGTAGTGGAAATACTTTTTTGAAATACTCCAAAGCCTTATCTCTACTAACTGATTTAGTAATTAAACTGTTGGCAACAGTCTCATATTCTTCAATACTCTCGTAAGATATCTGCATAATATGTCTGACTTCTTCTAGGTTTAACTTACTATTTGTTGTGTGCTTTAGTGTATAGGTGTACTTGTTATTGTTTCTATACAGTTTGTTTATCTGGTTGGCACAGAACAATCTTTCAATGATTGGCTTGATGATGACTGAACTGCTGCCATCGTGGCTGGTTCTAGCCAGGATAAATGCAGCGTGTGGGTCATTGGCTACGTTAACTTCTGTTGGTAACTGAAGTAACATCCATACCTTTGCTCCACCATCATACTCACCTGCTGCTGCATAGCGTGCTTCGCCTGAATCAATCAGGGAATCTAACGCACTAAACAACTCACCGTTTTGAAATACTTGGTAGCGATTACCAACTACTCCTATGTTGGTGACTTCACCGAAAGGTGTTGTCTTGATGACTGCTTGTTTCTTTCTTACTGGTACTGATAGTGGCTGTCCTGCTCCAGGTATGCTGTAGTCGGCTGTCATTGGGTGCAATGATACTGACCAGTCAAGACCTGCTTGTCTGGCTACATCTTGTGCTGATGTGGCTGTTACTGCTGTGCCTGACTTGACCCAGTTGGATAGGTTTTTAGTTGGCACACTAGTTGTTACTGTCATTAGTCTCCCTTTCATAGATTGTATCTATTACTTTGTGATGTAATTGTTCTGACATACTACGAAATAACTTTGGTTCCCATTGAGCATCAAATACTCTCTTGAGTAATTTTGCCAAAGCATAATCTGGATTGATGCTTATAACTTCATCAAGCATAATCTTGGCTGTATCTACTGCTGATAATTGATACAGATAACCACAAAATATTGTGGCTAAAGGAACTGCTTGTTCTTTAGTTACAACTTCGCTTAATAGTTGTACATATTCACCAACAAAATCTATATCTTTTTCTAACTGTACACCCATTAGAAAGTCTCTGATTTGTAGATTCTCATTGGCTGCTACTGTTACTTGGGCAATGTGTGATGCTGATGGAATTACACCATCTGCTATACCATCAATTGCTTTGCGGATATCTTCTACAATTTGTATGTTGGTATCCGTATCATTTATTTCATATGTTCTTAATTGTTGTATCATTTCGTCTTGTACTTTCATACGAAGTACATCATAGTCTAGGTCTAACACGTTAGTCTCCTTATAGGTATTGGGCTATTGAATTGTAGGTAGATGTAGATACTACCTCATCGTCAGTAAGTTTAAGAATACGAAGTGCATTCTCAATCTCATCAACTGTATCTTTATATGTATGTGCATTCATAACTTCGTGTGCACGCTCAGGTTCTTTTGGAAAATCTTTACCACTAATAGACAAATCAAAATCAACATTCATAGTTGAGTTCCAAGAACGATAATTAGTGCGTAGATTTTCAGCCTTTGCTACATTATCCATAGCATATTTAACAAGTTCTTTTTGCCAGGCTAAATATGCTTTGTTGTACTTGGCTTCCAGTTCATCTTGAGCCTTGTATTCAGCCTTGATTACTGCGAGCCTGTTTTCTAATGCTTTGATAACCCTTGCTGTGGGTATCTTGACATTGATTGTCCTATTATTTCCTCTTGCCATATAGTCTCCTTTGTTGGTTGTTAGATGTATTGGTATCCACTATGGTATGGCAAGTGGCAGCCGTGGTACAACATCATTTCAGGTTTCCCTGCTGATTGACTATACATACCAATACATTTAGTTGAGCAGTTTTAAGTCATACTCAGGACTATCGGCGCTATCGCTGCTTTAGCAGTATGCATACCAATTCTAATACCATTTATGCTTACGCCAATGAGACCAAGCAATTGATGGTTTGTCGTAGCGGTGTTTGATATACGCCAAGCCACGAGCAATCTGCTCGGGCGCAGGCGTTCCTGGTTTCATCTTTAATAACTGTGGTATCCCATATGCTGATGACTCTGGGTTGGCTGCTGTGTGGTCCCACGCAGATTCTTTACCCCAAAGTTTTAGTAGTGCTCTGTATTCAGACCTGTCCCAGTCTTCATACTGTGCTGAGATTAGAGCCTTCGCATAGTATTTGCTTAATGATTTGGTCCACTTCGTTTCTTTGCGAACCTTTTTGCTCTCTTCTTTGGCGTGTATTCCCCAAGAAAGACTTGGAAATATCACTGATGGCACTGTTAATAGCCAACTCAATAATATGGCATACAATTTTTTCATTTAACAATTCCTTTGTATAGGAAATATCCAATTGCAATGAGGTAGAACCAGGAGATGAGCGGTGAGATGTGTGGAAGTTGAGTGATTCCATCTATCATTTTACCCTGACTATCTCTTTACTGTGGCATATACCTGTATCAAACTCAAGGATTTCCCAGTCAGATACATCTTCAACTGCTTCATAGTCAGCATTATCTATGTTCCAGTTTGGGGCTGTCTTCCTAACTTTAGCCATTATCCACATTGTGTGCTGGTATACAGGTACATCTTCTACTAATGTGTCACTCATACTTTGCATTGTCTGTCTCCTTGTCTAGGTCATCGGCTACATATACTCTGCCTGTGGCTAAGAGTTCATCATATACATCAAGCAGGTCAAGCATCGC